CTTTTAATTATTGCGTCAAGATTATTGCCTTTTGTATCGACTAGCTCGTTTTTATCTGTGACAGCATAATCAGTTTGAAGATTACCCCCACCACCAGCAGTTAGCAGTGCAGCATACGCAGCAGGGTCTTGCGCTTTTAACGCATTCATTACATCAGCGTCGCCAATAATACTGGGAAGAAGCGCGTTAAGGTCTAACCCTTCAGCAAACAGGTTTGGGTCGATACCAAGAGCGTTTAAATCTAGCCCAGCAAAAAGAGATGAAGTAGAAACATCTTCATCACTTCCTAGAAAAGCCCCGGAGCCGGATCTTCCAGCAAAGTAATTTTCTTCGTCGTCTAAAATGCTCATTATGGTCCTCCCGGCTTGCGCCGCGCCGCAATCAACGGCATTACAAAATTAAGCCCACGCATTAGTGCAGCTTGCTGTTTAGGCTCAAACCCCGCAGCTTGCCCAGCTTGGTTCAACCCATAGTTAATTGCAGCACCTTTTACTGCTTGCCCAACATCAAAAGGCCGACCCGTAGCAGCAGAAGTAAGTGCAGAAGTTGCCAACGATTTAGCAGGTGTATATAGCGAACCCAGCCCTTTATCTAACCCAGACATCGCGCCAAGTTCGCCTACCCCTGCGCCTATACCGCCAGAGATTGCGCCAGACTTAAAGCCTTTAGAGAAATCGCCGCCCGTTGCCTTTGATAAGCCGCCCTGTAAAACCCCAGACATTAGCGCATTAGCACCAATATTTGCAGCTACCTGTGGTACGCCAAGAGAAGCTAGGCCACTTGCTACTCCCCCCGCTACCCCTCCCGTGACGTTACCTAAAAGCGCACCTGCCCCACCAAAAGGTAGTGAAAGAATAGCCCCAATTTTTAAAGCATTGGCTACATTCTTAGCATCAGGGTGCTCGCCTTTGTAATACTTTGGATCTCCGATGGGTATAAGTTTATCGCCTTTGGGGATGTAAGCTTGCGCCATGCGCTCGCGGCTTTCGCCTCCCGTTTTACCACCCATAAACAGCACAACATTGCCAGAGTTAATTTCTTCAGGGGTAAGAGCGTTTAGGTCAGTTTCTACAGGATTGCCTTTTTCATCTTTTTTATAGGCTTTGAGGAACACCGACTTATGCCCTAACTGATCTTTAAACTTTTCACTAAGAATATCCCCCGCAGTCTTGTTAACTGTGTCAGTTTTTTGTTCGTACCCACCTTCTTCGCCCTGCCCTACGTATTCCAATCTAGAGCGCTCATACGTACCAAAATCCTTCAGCCCAGCAAACGGATTAGCAAGTGCTTGCCCCGCAGTCCAGCTTGTGCCACCTTTAGGCGTTGTACCGTATTGCGTGGCTCGACCTGATAAATATTTATCTAACGCTTGCTGTTGGGCAATACCCTGCGCTTTTTGCAGTGCAGCAAGCTGTTCGGGGGTCAGGGTTTTAGCGGAGGTGGTCATGCTATTCAATCCCTGAGACAAGGGTGGCAGTCAGGATGACTGATGGTATCGCAGGTCGCGTCGGTGAGGAAGGGGCAGTATAGTATTCGATGTAAGTGTTGGTGTTGGAACTGCGCCAGTAAAGCTGAATGTAGTCGTTAGGCGTTACGCTTACAATAAAGTTTAAGGCGGCAATCACATGGTATGGATCGCCAGCAGACTTACGTGGGGCTAAACCAAACCGGCTGTTGGAGTCGGCAATATCCTGACCATTCTTACGAAACCAAATATCTACGTCTTGAGTGGCGTTGTCGTTGTTAGAAAGCTGAACGCTGAACTGAATATTGTACAGACCGGGGTAATCAAAGTGGATCTCGGAGCTATTTAGAATTTTAACGCCGTTAGAAATGCTTGTTGTGTTGTACGTAATAACGTAAGCCGTTGTAGTTGAAGCAGCCGTTTGATCCGTCGTATCGTAAAAAGACCCCAGCGGAAGCTGCACATACTGCCCGCCATAAGTGCCGAAAAGAGAAAGTAAGTTGTTATTGAGCCTGTTGAAGTACAGACGCAAAACGTTATTAAATTGCTCCTGATAACGCGAGTCGTACTGCCCCGGTGCCAGCGGTAAGTTAGGCGCAGCAGGATGTTGGATAAAACTCATCGTCTACCATCCGGCCTAATATCGATACGGGGCGCACCAAGTTGCCAAGTTGTACCTAGACCATCCGAAGCAATCTTAATGATCATCTGCCGCCCACGGATGCGGGTGTAAATAATATTGGTGAACTGCTCAATCGTAACGGTGGACGTACGGGCAACAGCTTTAGCAGCCTCAGTGTTAAACCCAGACCCTGAACCATTCATACCGTACATGGTCATAGTGACTTGCGGTGTATTGGCAGTTGAGCCTTGGAATGTTAGATCCGGCACCATGCGCCATATAAATCCAAACTTTTCACCATCGTCGATGTCAAATTCAGCAGACTCAATATAAGCTTCAATAGCTGTCGGAGTAGCTGTGGTTTGATCATCAATCCCTAATTCATGGCTGACAAGGTTGTAGTTATAAGTAGCCGCTTGTGGGTAAGCACGTAAACCAGAATCAATCCAAGCTGTACGTGCCATCGTACCGTAATACCAAACATCTTCTACGTAGTTGTACACCACATAAGCATCAACCGCAGTGACGTTAGCTGTACAGTACCACCACCATACTTCATTAAAACCTTCGTTGGTCCCAGCAAATACTTGTTGGTACTGCTGTTGGTTTATGTTCCCAAAGATATGCCGACGAAGATCACAACGAAGGGTTTGCACGCGACCGTCGTACACATAAAACTTATCCACACCCATCCAAAACACACGCCCCGACGCAATAGCTGCGGCGTTCTGGCTAACGATTGAAACATTGTCACCAAGTAACTGTGAAGACCAAACGACAGGCGCACCAACATATTGAAGCGAGTAAAGCGAAGAATCGGTCCACACTACAATTTCTTGGCGGGTTTGCAGTGCTGTGATGATTTGAGAGCCGTGCGATAAGCGCACTGATCCTGCTTGATTAAGTGTCGAAGGCACCCAATCAACTACCGATTCTTGGTTACCCCAACGAATAAGCATGGGGTCAAGCGTGGCGCTACCATAATCCGTCGTACCAAACAGCAACACAAACCGAGAAGTGTCAGACACAAGGATGTAATTCTGTAAAGTGGGTACGTCAACTAAAAGGCTTACGCTGTGAGTGCCAGATTGAGAACCTGATGTATCAATAATTGCGCCTGTGGGGGTAGCCGAAAGATTTGCCGTTGCCCCATCAACGTTACGTAAATAATAGGTTGTAGCTGTGGACAAGCCTGTCGGTAACGCACCTGTCGTGGAAAACTGCACAGCTGTACCTTCAGCAAGTAACACAGAAAACGTAGCTACACAGGGTGTAGCAATTGTGAAAGTTACAGTACCCCCCAGCGTATTGACGTTTACACCTCTAGTGGTAACACCGTTTGTGGCATCCCAGTAATACAGCCCGCCACCGCGAGGACCAAAGACTAAATCTTCCCCCCAATTATTAGCTGACCAAATACGAATAGGGTCAGTTGCCCCTGCACCATTACCCCAAGTTCCCAACCCCCAACCCCCTGACCCCCAACCAACAAGCGGCGTGGCAATTTCAGGACCAACATTTAGCTGATAAGCCGCAACAACAGAGGCACCACCTCCGGGAGAAGCAGCTATGGCTGTGGCGTTAGGCGTAACAGAAATAGTGATGGTGTAAGTGTTTACATCAACAACAGTAACTTGAAACTCTTGGTTGAGCACTGCTGCTGTGACATTTGTTCCTACACCACCAATATCGACCGCCCCGCTAAACGTAACAAAATCACCCGTGATACAACCGTGCGAAGTATCGGTGACCGTAACTGTCGTAGATGCAGTAAGTGCAAACGGGTTGTTATTGATCGTTGAGGAAGCACGGATAGGCGTGATGTCAAAATAGACACCGCCCCGTTCAATGTAATACTTAAGGTTAGTGCCCACCCCCATAAGATTTTGGAAGTTAAGCGTGACCCAGTTCCACAAAGAACGGCATACACCTTGGAACGTATATTCAGAAATACGCTGCCAACCACCAATTTTTTCAGGGGTGCCCTGACGAAACCGTACTTTGTCGCTAACGTACCAGCCGTTCTCGTTGGTGTACCGAGTGTTTTCTTTGTTAACCCCCGGCTTAAACAGGATCTTCTTGAGCATAGCTCACCTCATCAAGGCAGCTTCGGCGGCACGGCGACGAGTAAGACCGGGGAGGACTCGACCCGCAGCTTTATTCCAGAGAAGGCACTGATCTGCTGCACCATCCCAATCTCCCGCATCAACCCGCTTTTTGAACGTGGAAACCCGATAGTTCCCTAAGCCGCAATTGTAAACCCATGAAGTGACAGCGGCAATGCGTCGGGGCAGTGCGGTTTGAATCTTTGGGGAGAACTTAAATAAACCCCTGAGAAAGTATTCAACGTGGTGATCCAGTGCATCTTCACATTGCTCAATCGTCCAGATTGTGCCGGGATTAATGTCAGGGCCGGTAGCCCCCCAACCGATTGTCCAAGGGTGACCACGGGTTCCGGGGTCAGGATAAGCCGTTACTCGCCCGTCAGGCAAACGCTTTGCTAGCCCTTCAAAGGGCTTGATCAGTACATCCTTGCAAAGCTTCTTTGCCTCTTTCACGATTTGTTGTACTTCTCAATAGACCGTCCTACAAACCAGAACGTCAACATCATGTTCAGCATGGCGAAGTCATCCTCGTCATAGCTTTTGGTTAGGACTTCAGCCCAGTTAGCGTTGGTCTGAAAAGCAATCGTCAGGCCAGCAGCTTTGACAGCCACGTATACGCCAAATGCAATCCAAGTAAGACCGGGGCGGGTAACAGCAGTGATAAAGCTAGCGAACCAGCCAGCCTCTTTTGCGGTCTGGGCCTGTTCCTTAAATGCCTCTTTAATTGTGTCCATCTGCTGGATAGAGTAGTCAACATACTTCTCCTCCATCTTGAACTCACCGCGCATCTTCTCCAGATCGGTCTGGAGTTGGAACATACTGAGTTCATGCTGACGTTCGTTCTTCTTATCCAAAAACTTAAGGACTTCAGGGGCAAGGCGAAAGATGCCACCGAAGATGGAGCCTAGCAAACCACCACCGAGTAGTTCAAACATGGTTACCCCCTAGCCGTTACGATGTCGGCACCTTTCTTAACCGTCACCTTGCTGCCTTCAACATCCACTTGCATGGGTGGCTCGGCACGATCAAGCTTGTCCAAACGTGTGATGAGATCCTTGATGACTTCAAACTCTGGCTTCTCCTGCTTAGGCGCAGTTCCAGCGATGCCGTTGAGCATCTGAATCAAGGCGGTTAGTGATGCACCGAGCAAGCCCATAACAGCGGCGATCTTCTCGCCATCTAAAAAGAGGGACGCACCGACACCCACGAGTACGATGAGGAAGATATAAAGCAGGCCATCTTCACCGATGGCTTTGCCAGCAACTTCTTTGGCTGAGTCTTGGGCCTTTAACTCTTCAAGCCTGATTCTGGCTTGCGCTTTGAGAACCGCTAGTTCGTGGGTTTTATCGTCCATTTGATATGTTCGCCGTTGAAGTTTCCCGATCTATGGTTAACACGCCGTGGCAGCAAATGTTGTAGTCAACCCCGTTTGCATCCTTCTCACTTTGCACAGGCACCGTGATGTTCAGGTTCTTAAACAAGTATTCCTT